AGTTTATAATTTAGATGTATTGTTTTTCACTTCTGCCATATCTTTCTGAATTTGAATGATTGGTTTTACAATAGCTCCCGTATTTTCCGAAATCTGAACCAATTCAAGATAAGATTGTGCTATCAAATCTCGCGTATCATCAGCGATATTCCTTGTTTCCGTATTTATGGAAAGTAGAGCATCTGCTTTTACTGTCAGTAGATTAAGTGATTGAGATTGAATAATATTCTGATTCTTTATCTCTTCTCCTGCAATCTGCAATGCTGTAAACCGCCCGTTCAACTCTTCGCCGGTATCTTGACTCATTGCCTGAAAGCCTTTGGATGAAGCTGACTGCGATGTTGATTCTTGCGAAATTTTATCATATCCGGTTGCTGCGGCAAGCTCGTCACGAAGCTTCATGGCTTCATCCACATAACCCATGTACTCATCCATCAGCTCCTTACGCTCATTATTATCAAGCGTACCATCATCTTTCATGGCTTCACCGAATTTGTCATACCATGTTCTCAGTTTGTCACTAAACTGTTCACCGATGGCATTTGACAGCATTGCCTGCATGAAATATTTGGATATGTCATCAGCAACATCCTCAGCACTCTTCTCCATGTCCATCAGACTGCTCACAAAACTGTCATACATGGAATCGAATGACATTCCGGTCAGACCCTCATAAAGATTATCGGTCAACTCCTCCAGCTTGCCGGCCTGCTCAATATAATCATCAAGTTTATCGGTTACACGTTCACCATAACCGCCTTTCCCGGCATTCTGCATCTTTGTCCATATATCAACATTACTACGGAGTTTTTCCATCTCTTCGGGTGTCAGCTCCCATAACGAAGAAGTTCCGGTAAAATTCTTGTTTATGTTCTGTTGAATCCATTTCAAGTCTTCGGCAGACCATCTCATGTAGTATTGCCAGCTCTTATGTGAATTATGGTAACCTGCCTGTTCACGGGCGATATTCAGATAATTGGAGTTCTGCTCTTTCTGGTATTCATAAGCACTTCTATACGCAGCTACGGATTTCGTTCCTTTGCTTGCCTTTATCTCATCTGTCAATGATTCGATAGAAGTCTGTAACGTCTCATTACGGTCGGTAAGACGATTAATGGAATCCTGTACCTCCTTTGCATTGCTTCCACTCCAATTAATTACCCCACCTAATGATGTGATACTTGTCAAAGCTCCTTTTATTGTTTGCAAACCACCAGTAACAATAGACATTGGTTTCATTAGGTCTATACTTCCAAGTCCATCCAACATCTCGCCAAACCCGGACATTGTTCCCTCCAACCATTCAGGTGTTTTTGTACCAAGCGTTTCCATGATACCGATAACTTGATTACCGGCATCGACATATTGACCTATCTCATCAACGCCATGATGTAAAATGGTAGTAGCTTCCGATAGCGCTTTCTGTTTGTTGTTTTTTGCGCTTTCAAGAGTAGCCTTTGCATTCTTCTTTTCTTCGTCTGTACCTTCTTTGAGCGTTTTGTTATACGCTTCCTGCGCTTCACGTTGAGCATCAGTGGCATCTTTAAGGGATTTAAAGGAAACAGACATAGCTTCAAAAGGATTGCGTTCTGAAACCTTATCATCAATCCTTTCGATAGCATCTACCAGTTCTTTAAGGTTTTCAGGAGATAAATCCTTTTGAGATGATATAAAGTCTTTAAGGTTAACTTTCAACTTTTTCAAAGTATCAGTAGAAACCTTGTCAAGATTACCAAAGACTTGTTCCCAATTCATATTTTTCTTGAATTGTTCAGCATCAAGTTTGAATATATCTTCATTCTTGATTTCTGTACGCTTCTCAACGCTTCGGTCTATTTTGGCTATTTCACTGGCATCACCTTTGGCTTCCGCTTTCTTACGGGCTTTCTGCAATATTGAAATATCATCATTAAATTTCTTTTCAATGGCAAGACGTTCATCGGCATAAGACAAATAGTGCTCTGCCAAATCCTTATATATTTTTTCATTACTGATAATGGCTATCTTGTATAGTTCATCATAATAGTTTTGCTCATCATCAGACAGCTTTATATCGGTGGCATCAAAAGACTTGCCTTTATTCTTCGGATTAGCTTCCCATGCAGCGCGAGCATCCTCAACTTTCTTCCGCAAAGCATCTTTTTTTTGTCGGTCAATAGCCTGCATCTCCTTTTCAAAGTTGAGTTCCATTTCAGCGATAGTCTTGGCAGAACCTTCATCCATAGCTTTGATTCGGGCTTCATCAACTTCCATCTGCAAATCTTCGGCAGAACGTTGCTGTTCTAATGATTGCTTATCAAGGAGGGCATTATATTTATCAGTCTGCTTACGAAGTTTCTCGGTTTGATTATCTTGTTTGGTTAATGAACTTCCGGTAATACCGCCCAAATTTTTATAGGCTTTTTCTGTTGTTTCTACTCGTTTCTTAGCTTCTTCATACTGCTTTGAAGTAAACTTGGATTTATCCTTTTCTATTTCAGAAAGTTTCTTCTTAGCATCATCCCAGTCTTTCTTTGCTTTCTCATAATCCTGCTTGTAGGTAGTAGGGGATTTCTTTTTAGCCAACGCTCCATTAATTGAAGAAATAACGCTTTCTAAATCTCCACCTTTAACCATCATCCCGTTTACAACAAAACCATTGCGTTTGGATGCAGACGATTGAGCAAGTTTCAATTCCGCTTCAAGCTTCTCCTTAGAATAGTTTTTAAGATTGGATTTGTAAGCGGAAATATTATCATCCAACATGTCTTTCTGATACTTTTTTAAAAGTTCAGAGTTTTTCTCCATTTGCTCACGCACCTGTACGTATGACTGATTACCAGAAAACAATTTCCATATTTCTTTATCAGAATCAGACATATTCTTCCGTAAATCGGGATTATCAAATAACTGCAAATATCTCCGTTGGTTAGCAATCGTTTGTTTTAGAGCATTATAATCATCTCTCCTGCCTTGAACAGAACGCCTTGAATCTTCTTCGTTTATTTTTTGCTTCAACTTTAAGATATTCTCCAACTTTAGCTTTTCAATATCGTATTGTTCGAAAATTTTAGGGTATTCTTTACGAAGTTCTTCTAATGATTTTTGCCGAGTAAGAGTAGCCAAACTCTCATCACGAGCAGCTGTCAATAATTCTTCGATTTTCAGCTTGTGTTCCTGTTCTTTTTTAAATGCAGCATCTTTAATGCCGTTATATTCTTTTTGAGCACGGGCGGCAGCAGTTGTACTGTCAGACATTGCCCACATTGTAGTAGCAAGCCCACCGATAACGACAGTTAAAGCTACATAAGGATTGGTAAGCATTGCAGCGTTTAAAGCTAACTGCGCTTTTCGTGCCAATAAACGGGCATTGGTAAGTCCAATCTCCACAAGAGTATGTTTACTTTCGGCAGCAGTAACAAGCATCACTGCGGTCCGGTATGTACCATAAGTAACCACTAATCCAGCCAAGACCTTACCTACTGTTTCATAATTCTGAATCAACGAAGTGTCATTTGAATACCGTCCATGATAACACTTTCCGACTTAGTTCCCAATTCGTTAAACACGGAATCCAAAGCATCCTGCATCATAGACAACTGACCATTGATAGTCTTTGAAGCATTCTCAGACATATTATAGAACTTACCACCTGCGGAAGTTGCATCAATGAATGCCTGTTGAACCATTTCAGCGGAAACAGCACCTTTGGACATTTCATCTTTCAAAGTTGCGATAGATTTTCCGGTCTTTTCGGAGATAATCTGTAACGGGTTGAATCCAGCGTTTATCATTTGATTCAAATCCTGCCCCATAAGTTTACCCGCTGCTGACATCTGTGAAAATGCCAAAGTCAGCGAATTGAACTTACTGGATTCCCCCATAGAAATATCACTAATGGCTTTCAAGTATTTGATAGTGTCTTCTGCTTGTATGTTAAATCCAAGCATCATCTTTTCTGCTCCAACCATATCTGACATAGTAAGTGGAGAAATCTTAGCCAGCTCCTTGATTTGCGGAATCAGTTGTCCTGCCACATCCTTTCCAACCATAGTCTCAATAGCAGTCTGCATGGATTGAAATTCTCCACGAACACGAATCATTTCAGAACCTAATGCCTTTAATACTCCAGCACCACCAATAACCGCCAATGCTTTCTTCCAAGAAATAGCGATACCGTTGTTACTTTCTACGATTTCCTTAGCATTATCATTGTAAAGGGCGTATTCATCCCGAAGTTTCTTTACGGAAAGACGCGCTTCGGCTTGTTGTTGGGTTAATCCAAATAAAGCCGCCTTTTCTTCATCAAGAGCTTTGCGGGCAGCATTGTATTCTTCTAACTTGCCATTTGCTGATAACGGATTCCTTTTCAATGCTATACGATAAGCATCTCCAAGACGTTTTACATCTGCTTCAATATCCTTAACTACCGCTTTTTGAGCAAGAATCTTCTCTGTGAATCCATTCACGACCTGGGAAGCATCGAAGATTTTCCTTTTGAATCCCGTTTCCATCTCCGCTCCAGCTTTGGCTGCATTAGTCACCAACTCATCCAATCTTTGGTTGGATGCAGCAAGTTGGGCATTCAAAGCCTTGAAAGCAGCAGGAGACTGCGTGCCATCCATGCTCATTAACTCCTGCTTTAATTTTGCAATTTCATTACGAAGTCTTACAACTTCTTCCCAGTCACTACCTATCTTAAAATATAATTTTGACATATCTATTTCTTTTTCCTACGATTAGCCAATTCCTTACCACTGATTCTATTCACCTTCTGACCACCATATACTGCGCGTAATTTATCCCGTTGCATCATCAGCAGATTCCGATAAGGGATAATCTCAAACACTTCTGTATAACTCAGATGCAGCGTGTCAATCAAATGGGCTATCTGCCCGAAGAACGTTGTGTTTCCTACTGTTTCGGTCTTGCTGCCAGCATCGACACGTTCCTCATCGAGCTGACACACTGAAAAGCCGAAATATCCATCATGGAAAAACACACCTCCAAAGCATTCCTAACTTCTTCAAAAGTCCCGTTCTCCAAATTATCAGCCAGTTCCTCACTGCCACAGATGAAACAAGAAATGCCTTTCAGCATATCTCCAGTAATTTCAGGAAGTTCTTTAATAGCTTCCATGACATTATCTCCAGTCATGCCGATATTGGAAAAATGATGAATGGCACGACAGATAATTTTAATTGTAGGAGGTTTAATGGTATAAACCATCCCTCCTATCTCCACATTCATGAAATCCAGCCCTAACAAAGCATCAGAAACCGTTTTTGCTGCTTGATTCATATTCTTAAACTAAAAGGGGGAATGGTATATATCCATCCCCCGGTTATCACTCTTGTGCTTTTACCAATGTTATCTCTTTTTTAAGAGTGGTATCAACTTCAGAAGGAGTGGTTTTAATATCTCCTGACTGAGTGACGTACCCCACTTTCGACACTTCATAGTGAACGGTAGCCCCAGCATTCACCTGCTTTGACTTGACCGTTGCACCGTCCAGCTTTACGGTCGCATCGGAAGGAGTAGGTACAATGGTTACTGTAGTTCATGCCTGCAAAGCTTTAATCTGCCCTTCTTCATAGTTATACTCAGAAGAAACACCTTCGATTCCCGGTTCCTGCACCAAGCCTTTTACAGCGATTGCAATTGCCTTATCCGTATTGGCTTCACGGGAAACAATACGGCATTTTGGGAAGATGAACCATACATCATCATCGGTCAGACAGAACAATGCTTTGTTGATAATAACTTTATCCAAAGCACGCTTCCAACCTACATCTTTAGATGTTGCCTGAATAACATCGCCACCCATGAACGCTTTCTTGGTCTTCCAGTCATATTGTCCGATAGAGAAAGCGGGCGATACTTCTCCCGGCACATCATCGTAACGGTAATTCTTTCCTGTTAATTGGTTCTTGTACCCAGTGACGGAGGCTTCCGTTTCCTCAATCCGCCACGTTTCCCCGTGTACATTCAAAACCTCATCTTTCGCTTTGATAGCGGCTTGAATCAAAGTCTTTGCGATTTCGGGGGTAATGTCTGCCGTTACCTTATCAATGTCGGCAAACAAGATTCTTTTAATTCCTACTGCTGAAATCATAATCCTATAATTTTACATTTATTACTTCAAATAAAATTCTCACATTCACGTAATGGCATTTCAAAGCTGTATCCGCTTCCGTGCCAATTGATTCGATAGAGTAACGATAGGTTGTACCGTCATAGGTGCTTACTACATCATCAAGCAGCTTGCCAGCCTTTCTTTCGAGTTCGTTAAGCCGGATTGTGTTCGCTTCATTCTCGCTTAAATTGGGTACACATAGATTCACTTCTGCGAAAGCTTTCTTCCAATACTTTCCCGGCTGTTGTTTCTTCGTGTGGATGACAATCCTTTCGGACTTCAATTCACCCGTCAGCGTTTCACCATCAGGCACTATATCTATTCCGAAAGCCTTGCAATCCCGGTAGAGAATGTTTCCTATGTCGGTAGTTACTATCATCTTTCAAATCGTTTTTTACATCTTTCCTCAGTTCTTACTGCTGCACTTCCCGCCACTTCGTAACCTTTGGATTCTACGAATGACGCATAATCAGCTTCGTTTTTCAGAGTCAAGCCATCTTCATTAACCTCATAATCATTCGATTCTCTCAAATGCCCTGTACAGTCCCGATAACTCCCAGTCGCTTTTGCATCTTCAACGAACATCTCCCCCTCTTCCTTCATTCCTGCAATAACTTCTGTTTTACCTTCCTGGAAGAAATCATCGACATCCGAAAAGTCTGCATCTATTCCAACCATATTACTCTATAGGAAAAATAGTTTGTTTCCAAAGGGCTTTTAGCAACTCCTTCACCTCTTATGCTTCCATCGGCATTCAAACAACGAACCTCTGCACCTGCTTCAACCTTTGACGGCTTGTCAAAGACTACCTTGTACTTGAAATCATACAAAGCACCATTGATAGATACTTTCTTTTCCGCACTTACATCATCACAACGGCATTTGCATACCTCCTGCCAGTATTCACCACCTGTACCGGGAATGGGTCTTCCGAACTCATCCTTAGCCATCGGAGTGATAACTTTTACCTGCAATATGTGTGGAGCGAATATCAT